CTTCCGTCTTTCTTTAGTTTAACAACTACACCTTTACTAAATGGTGCTGCAACGTACAAACTTCCATAACTGTTTTTAAATAACACCTTTTCAGTAGTATTTAGGCTTTTACCATTCTTAAAGGTTATACCCTTAAGGTTAGTTACTGCCTTTTTCTTAATGATATTAAGCGACTTTCTTAAACCACTTTTCAAGGCTGATTTAATTTTACCGCCTTTTACGTTTTGAAGAAAGAAAGTAAACCCTTTATCATCTAGCTTTGCTCTCACAAATTCCGTCATTAGTCGTTAATTAATTCAGTTATTACGAGTTTGTCGTTATAATCTTCAATTCGGTTTTCTATTGTGATAACCCTATATCTTTTACTTTCAAACTCTATTAAGTCAAATTCTGTAATAGGAACGTAAGCACGTATATTAAAAGTCTTTTGATAAGGGTAGAAGATTTCACCGTTTTCTGTTGTTCTGCTTCCGCTATCGTGTAACACCCTTGCACGTGTCTTATATCGCATTTCATATTCTTGCACCAACTCGCCATATTCATTTGTAGATGATATTGGCTTAAGTATCTTTATAGGTTTAGTTAGAAGTCCTGCCCTTTTCATTAGTTATTAGAATTATCATCATTAGTTACATCGCTTTGGTTAACCTCTTTGTTAATTAGATGATAAGCCAAACATTTCTTTTTCTTAAGGTTTTCACCTCTATAATTCCTATAAAGGTCTATCAAGTATTGGTAACTGTAAGGTACGTTTGTAGAATTAGCAAAAGCAACACTTTCACGGTTAGCGTAGAAATTACCTATTAACAATAACATTGCTTGTGTCAATGGAGACGGTATTTCACCGTCTCCATTTTCAAGTAATTCTAAAGAAGTATCAATATTTCTTTCTACTACTTTTTCGGCTACCTCAACCAAAGACATTAAATATTCGTCATCATCACGAAAACTTTCATCAATGTTAAGGTGTTTTTTTACTTGGTATAATTGTATATACATAATATATTGATACTTGTTAGTTATTAATCTTTGATTAAGCTATAGAACCTGCTACAAATGCTGTAGGTCTTAAAATTTTTGCGTCGAAGTAAGCATTAACAACTAGCCTAATTTGTCCGCTTCTAGCAAGTGTATAAGGGTCTACAGTCAAATCAATTGCGCCCCACTGACCGATTGCAAGGTTAGAGAAGTCACCGTAAAGATACTTTTTGTTAGCAATGTGTGAAGTGTTAAGCGCCTTAGTTCCGTCTACTTCGCCATTCTCAAATACAAGCTGTGTTGACTTTGTAGATTTAGCCATTGCTCTAAGTGCTGCCTTTGCCTTGTTTGACATTACGTAAACACAATTACCGTTTACGTTAGCGTCCTCAATGTCTGCTTCAAGGTCTACAATATCGCTAAATCCGCTTACGCTTGTTGCGCTGATAGCGTCAAACATTCCTTGTGGCTGTGTAGTTGTTCCGCTTTCATCACCCAAAATAGTTGCTTCGAGTTTGTTGTTAATAGCTGCTACTAAATCTTCTCTAATCAACTGTTCTGCTGCAAGTGAATCTTGTGCAATAAACTGCTTTGACAAGTCGATATAAGCAGTAATACGCTTTGGCTGCAAAGTAACGTGACTAAATGAAGAATCACCGCTAGCTGCATCTGCAACTTCACCAGCCCAACCAACGTTAGTAGCTGACATAATAGGTACTTGCACATCGCCAACCAAGTTAGTAAGATACTTAGCACCTGCACTTACAAGTACATTCTTTGCTCTAAGTGGCTCTAGAATGTTAGTAAACTCTGTTTCTACTACATCATCGTGCTCACTAGCAACTGTAATTGTACGACTTTCTAAAGGTAACTGAATTTGACCACCGAAAGAAAGTCCGCTTTTTCTCATTTCCTCTGCACCTGCGTTAGCAACTGCCTTGGTAACTTCATCCATTGAGCGATTGTTAGCAACGTCACGGATAGCCTTAATAAGTCTAAATTCTTTGTTCATTTTTCTAATATTAGAATTAGTGTTATTATTTAGTTTCTTAGTGTCTTTTGAATCTTCATCATTTTCATCTGATGTAGTTTCTTCATCATCTGCATCTTCTTCATTAGATTCAGTTTCATCTACTTCATCTTCTTTTTCTGATTCTTCAATAGACTTGTTTTCTTCTTCATTATCTTCATCATCAATAACTTTTAATTCTTCTTTGATGGTGTCGATTTCCTTAACTTCATCTTCCGTTAAATCACGTACTTCTTTCTTCGCATTATATAGTATATCAAAAGCACGTTGTTTCAATTCTAGTTTATTCATAAGGTATATTTAATTATAAATAGTTTATTAATTGAAAAAGTGCTTACATATTATCTATTTCTTTCTTAAGAGCGTCTAACTTATCATCAAGCGCTTTTATATCATCTATCTTTCTTTTGCTACAAGTGCTAGCAAGGTACGCAGGCTCAAACACTGGACTTACATCATACAATCTATCTATCTTTGTAATTTCTCTGTGTAGTACGTTGTTATCGTCTCTATACCATCTATCACCACCGTCTTTAGGCAATGTAAAAGCAAAAGAACTAGTATTAATTTCGCCCCTTGATAGATAAGATAGTAATTCATCCCCTAACTGTGTTTTAGGGGCTTCGAATGAATAGTGCAAACCATCTTCATTAAGCGCAAGTGTAAGGCTACCAATTCCATAACGTGAACGTGCAAGCACTCCCCTTGCTGAATCGTGGTTAAGGTAGGCGAATACATCACTATTATCTAGCGTTTCTTGTGTGATTGCATTTGGACTAATTCTCTCAATATACCCCATATCTTGTGAATCACTGTTAAAGACAATTGCAACACCCTCTACTAGTCTTGAATCTTCGCTAGTTCTTTTAATCTGATTACTGATATTTCTAATTTCCTTGTTTTCCATATACTTAAGTTATTTAGAAACTACAGTAAGGGGTAAAGTTCCCCAACTGTAGATTATTAATAGTCCCCTGCACTTATACCGTTATTCTTCCAATCATTAACAGTTGTTTCAAGTTCTTCTATTCTAGCTACAAGTGATTGTATAAAAGTAGAACCGCTATAACTTTCAATTCTGCTTTCTGTCTGTGCACTTGTGTAGTATTCGCACATACCACTTGTATCAAACTTGCTATCTATAGCGTTCTGTGTGGCTGCGGAATAAGTAGTAAATGCGCTTGTTTCTACATAACCGCTTAATTGGTCTGATACATCTACATTTGCAATTGCTGTATCAACCTCTGATTTAGTGTAATAATTGCTTAAGTCTGTTGGTGTATAAGCACTAGAATCTAATTTAGTATCAACTGCACCACTAATAACTGATATATCACTATCTATACTTACAGAGTAAGAAGTAAAAGCACTTGTTTCTACGTAGCCGCTTAAACTATCAGAAACTTCACTAATTGCACTGTCTACTTCATTCTTTGTATAATAATTGCTTAAGTCACTAGGTGTATAGGCTGTTGCATCTAACTTGGTATCTACAACACCACTTATAACTGTTATATCACCATTTATAGAACTTATAGCGTTATCAGTAGTAGAAGTGTAAGCGCTGAAAGTGTCAGCACTAACGTAATTACCTGCATCTTGCTTGCTGTTAATTACACTTTCTGTTGATGCAGAATAACTGTTAAAGTCAGAAATTGCAAGTTTGGTATCAACTACACCACTTATTGCAGTAATCTTATTACTAAGTTCGCTAGTGTCAGCAGTTGTAGCACTTTCAAGGCTATCAATTCTTTCATTAATTGCTGTGTCTGCTGAAATTCTATTTGCAGTTTCAGCGCTGATAGAATCATTAATAGCACTTTCAGCACTAGTAGCCCTTGTTACTTCGTTACTAATTGAAGCGTTTAAACCACTTTCTACAGATTTAGCACGTGTTTCTTCATCACCTATTGCGGTTGTAAGTGCACTGTAATTTGAAGCGGCTGTAGCTTCAATTTCAGTTTCAGCGCTTGTAGCACGTAAGATTTCATTATTGATTACGTTAGTAATACCGCTTTCTGCTTCTTTCGCTCTGTTTTCCTCTGCTGTAATTGCAGCAGTTGAAGCAGTGGTTAAACTATCAATCCTATTTGATAGTGCTATATCTGCATTTGTTCTTGCACTAGTTTCACTTGTAATACTGTTAACTATAGCGGCTATTGCATCATCATCATCTGCTAATTTTTCTGCAATCTCTAAAAGTGTATCAAGTGCCGCAGGTGCACCACCAATAATTGCTTCTACTCTAGTATCAACGTAACCGCTTAACTCTAGTTCTTTATTAGTTGCCCTTGTAACCTCCGCTTGTAGTGCTGCATCATTTGACGTTATATAAGAGCCTACAACACCACTTATTGCATCTTCTTTTGCTGTTGCTCTGCTGATTTCATTTGCAAGTGTTGTGTTATTGCTTGATATATAACTTTCAACTCTAGCACTTATTGTATTTTCTACACTAGTAGCCCTAGTTACTTCATCACTTAAGGCTTGGTTATTACTTGAAATGTAATTATCTACTTTTGTATCAATTGCAGTTTCAGCGCTAGTAGCCCTTGTGATTTCGTTGTTAAGTGCTGTGTTATTAGTTGAAATGTAAGTATCTAATGCGCCACTAATTGAAGATTCTACACTAGTAGCACGTGTTACTTCACTTTCCCTTGCTGCTGTTTCTGCTGTAAGTGCGTTATTAAGCCTTGTTTCCTCTGCTGTCGCTCTGCTAATTTCGTCACTTAAAGCGTTGTCGTTTGAACTGATATAACTAGCAAGGTCTGTTGCTATTTCGGTTTCTGCGCTCGTTGCCCTTTCCGATTCTGCCGTTATACTAACAGATAAGCCACTTTCAACGTTTGTTGCTCTGCTGATTTCGTTTGAAAGTGCTGTATCATTTGAACTTATATAGCTTTCAACCCT